GAGTCGGATCCGGCATCGCGAGATCACAAAAAAGATCGTTCTCAGCGACGTTCGTCACGCCGTTGGGAAAACGAGTCACAAGCAAATTTGCCATGGTAGTCTCCTTGGAAGTGATAACAATAGAGAGCGGGGCCGTTACCAGCCCCGCCTTCTAATCGATATCAGACTCCCGCCGTGCCGTAAATGGTACGGGGATCGGTCCAACCGAAGGCATAACGCTCGGTGGCCTTGTAGCGCATGGAGTCGGTTTCGAAATCACCTTCCATGCTCTTCTCAAGACCGCGACGCATCATGAGCTTGAGGCCTTCCGGCGCGTCCGTCTTAATCCACCAAGCGGTGGTCGACGTGATACGCGAGAGGTTAGCCTGACCATCACTCAGCAAGCCCATCGACTTGACCGGGTTGATGTCGTTGTTGGCCGCGCCAGTACGGAGAACGCTCTTGAGGAGCACTTCCGCTTGGAACACGTTGCTCGGACCAGCAACAATCGCCTTCGGCGTCAAACGGATGCGCTTGCCGTTGTTGTCAACAGCATTGCGGATCTGAATGAGCAACTGCTCGAGCGACGTCTGCGAGAGGTTCGCAGCAGTCGACAGCTGGTTGCTGAACGTACCGTTAACGATCGGGTGATCCGTTGCCACGAGCGACTTGCCGTCACCACCGGGGAACGCGGCGTTGAACGCACGGTTGAGAATGTTCGCACCGAGCGTTTCCTTCGTCTCGATGAGCGACTGCGCCAAATGCTTGGCGTAGGTCTGACCGATACGAATGTGGTCGCCGTCTTCCACGAGGACCTTGGTCAACGCGAAGGCGAGACCGTAGACCTTGTAGAGGTAACGCTGCAAGAAGAGGACGCCACCCGACTGATAGGTGACAGCCATGCCGTCCGGAAGCTCCGGAGCAGCACCGAACCCGTACAGGACCGGCTCTTCGTGGTAGTTACGAGGAATGCCTTTGCGCTCCTCGAAAACCTGCTTGTATTCGTCTGCTCGCTGATCGTACACACCGTCGAAGGTCTCGTTGAGGATCGGCTCAACAATACTACGAAAGTCTGTACTGCGCATTGGGGTTGCCATCGCTCAATACTCCTATTAGACTGAAGCGACCGAGGCCTTGTAGTGATGCTCGTTAACACGAACAGTAGCAACTACATAAGCGTCAGTGAGAACGTTATCGGGACCGTAACCGAACCCGGTGATCTGGAATTGACCAGTACCGGCCTCAATCACACCGAGAAGTGTGTTCGACAGACCCGTCGAGGTGGAACCACCCGGCGAAGCCACTACCCAGTCACACTCTTCGCCAACCGCGGTCTGAACCGTGGTACCAGCCGAAGGATTGTTGTACTGGACGTCGAACAACGTTTCCGGATCGTCGTACACGTAGCACTGAATCTCAGTACCGGTGGTCGACGCGGGCCAGTAGTTCGAGACTACCGGGCGAGCGTTGCTGTCACGATATTGAACACCAGCAAAGATGCCGAGAAGATTGAAACCGCCGCTAGTGCCCGAACGGGTACCGTCAGAAGTTCCGAGTTCAACAACACCATTGTCGGTCAACTTCACCGGGTCGCCGGAGAAGATATTCACGCCATACCCGGAGGTGATGACGTAGGCTTTCGGCCGCATCTGGCCACTATTGTGGAATGACGGACGAAAACCGAAGGGGGCGCTTGTCGATGACATGCGATTTACTCCTTGGTTAATCGAAAGGGTTAAGTTAGCTCAAAACGAGCCGATCTTTCTTCCGCAAGGCTAGACATGCCATCACCCATCGACAAATAAGATCCCGAAGCGCGGGCCTGTTGTTGCAGGAAATCCGCGGTATCGGTCAACTTCTCTTCCTCACGGAGAGGAGCATCATGGTGTGCTTCCGTCATATACTTCTCATACAAGCTAAGCGGAAGCTTAAACGCCAACATCTCATTAACACCAACGAATCCGGCCCACTCGCCCGTCTTGATGGCCACATGCTCCCAGCCGGGAATTTCTTCCGGCTTGACGGGCTCATATCCAAGACGAATTCGCATAGGGATAGAATCGCGGGGGTTAGTCGTGGTTAACCAGCACATGTGGTAACCGGGTATAGGTGGCAGGTCAGGCAATGCAGAATTGAAAAATTGCTGCCTGAACATCTCAACCCGCTCTTCGTCCGAGATCTGGCGATCCTGCGTCACGGCGCGATCTTTCATCGCACGGCTAGTACGGCTCTCAGCGGATTTTTTTAAACGTTCATCAGTCATGTGTCGCTCCTACAGCGATGGGTAAAGTATAACTCTTTTTGAAATCGAGCACAAGTTACGCTCTATTACGATCGTATTCCATGTACTTCTTGATGTATTTCTGACGCAGCACCGGGTCATCCCAGACGCCAGCTTCAATCAGCGCGGCCTTACGCTCCGGGCTGATGTAAACCTCGCGACGGGTCGACGACGGAGCATGCTCGCGGCCAGAACCGACTTGAGGACCGCCTCGAGCGGACCTTTCAGCCTTCTGCTGGCTACGCGGAGCCGGGGCGTCATCCTCATCGAACTTCTCCGGCAAACGTCGGCGCACTCGATCACGGAGTTCGTCCCAATAATCCCCAGACCGGGGGTCGAGACCCTCCTTTACGAGCGCACTATCAATAGCTAGAACGATAGCGGAACTCTCGTCGTTGCCCTTCGGATTGTACCAAGGGTTATCCTTGATGAACTCTCGGGCATACTCGAGTGATACGTCATCAACTGGCTTCTGCTTCGGTGCTGCAGCTGCTTGTTCGGCTTGCTTCTTCGCCGCATCGAGCTGACGCGCCTTGTTCATCGCCTGATCGCGGTAACGGAGCGCTTGCGCCACGTCCTCGCCATTTTGCGCGGCAACCGCCTTCGCGATCACCTTCTCGGCGAGCTGGACTTCGTTCACCGCTTCCTTGAGCTTCTGCTCAATTAGCGAAATGTCACTACGCTGCGTCTTCTGCTCGATGCCAGTCATCCGGCGCTCGAGGTCGTCGTTGCGCTTGCGCAGGAACTCAAGCTCGATCTTGTCGCGATTGATTGCTTGCTCGCGACGCTGCTTGCGCTCCTTCTTCTCGAGGCGGCGACGCTCACGAATCGCTTCACGATCCGACTCGTCATCATCCTCTTGCTTCGCAACTCGGTCCTCATCCTGGGCCGAATCTTCTGAGAACTGAGCCGCCTCTTCAGGCGACATCTCGATCTCTACCTTTTCGGGCTGTTCTTGGCCCTCGACGACCTGCTCGTCGTCTTCTGTCATTAAATCACGCTCAGCCATTGATCATCTCCTATCAGATGAACGCCCGGATAATAGTCGGATCGGTCGTGACCTTACCGACGATATCCAGATCATTGAAGATTACAAACAACGCAATGCCTTTATCGTCTAGATCGACTTCCCAACGGTCACCACCGTACTTCGGAACTCGGACGAAATCATCGGCCTTGCACCAATCGCCCTCAGGCCACGGCTTCATGGTATCACGGTTCTTGAAGGCCAACGGCCCAACCGCGATCACCTTAGCAACCTGCGTATTCCACTTCTCCGTCTCTTGCGAGCCCAGATCGATGATGATACCGCCTGATGTCTTTTGCTTCGGATTACGAATCTGCACTAGAACGCGGCTACCAAACGGCTGTACACCCGGATCTGCTACCGGGAAAGCCGCTTCGATCGCATTCTCAGAGGTCTTTGTTACCATACTTTTCCTCGTTTACTAGCTCTAACAAAATGTTGATCGCCATCTCATACCCTGCGATTACCCCAACCAAGTGTCCATATTCAAAGACATCTTTGGTACTAGGGCGCTGCAAGGCGCTGATGGCGTGTTCGCGCTGCGCCTCTTTCAGACGCACGAGCAACTTCTGCTCGATCATGCGTTTTTCTTGGAGGACTCTTTCTTCGGCTCCTTGCTGTCGCCACCTTTCGGTGCGAGCGACTGGCCATCAAGCTTCTCGCCCATCGCGATGCGCTTGTGCTGAGGAACCATTTCCTTTTCACTAGCCATGATTTACTCCTTACGGTTGTGGATTAATGCCAGTTCCGGTGGTCACAGAGACCTTCTCACCGGACGCTATCTCAGCTGCCGCGAGCTGCTTCGCGGTCTCGTTGTCCGACGTGTTCATGAACATGCGAGACTCGACACTCTCGGTGTTGCGAGCATTCGCGTTAGCCTCACGCATCTGCGCGATATCCATATCCTGCTGCAACTTCGCAGAATCCATCGCCGACTGCTGCGTGATCTTGGCCTGATCGGTCTGCATCTTCGCGGCTTCAAGCTGCATCCGCATCTGATCGTTCTGAGCACCGATCTGAACCTTCTGCTGCTCGAGCTGCAAGCGGGCCTGATCAGTCTGCGAGCGCATCTGCAACGCCATCTGATCGACCTGAGCGCGAAGCTGCGCGATCGCCATCGAATTGTCAGGCGGCATCTGCGGCTGCATGAACTGCTCCGCGGCCTGTTTCGCCTGACCCATGACCTGCGGCATAAAGCCAAGCTGCTGCTCGATGAGCTTCTGAGCCTGTGCGATGATGCCAGCCTCCTGCTCGGCCTCTGGCTGCAACGTGCCTTCGTCCACCATCATGCGAATCGCCTGATGCGACTGCGTGAGATAGTAGCTGAGTAAGTGATCGCGCAAATGGCCGACGATCGCGGGCATGAAGAACGGCGCAATCGCCGGATTCTGACCGAACACCGGACTCTGCAAGAATGCGAGGTGCACACGCAAATGCGCGAGGTGATCCTGCTTCGGCAGCACGTAGATCGGTTGACCCATCGACGCCGCAACGTTCTCGCTCGCCGGATCGCGATCGTCTTCACCGGGCTTCGGCAGCAGAACGTCATCAGGCACCTTCAACGCAGAGAGGAACATCTCCTCGATCTTGCGCATATTGTACATCTGCGGCACTTGGGCCGAACGCGCCATGAGCGCCTGGACCTGCGCAAAACGCTGCGTCTCGCTGAACACAGACGGGTCGGACACCGGCACGATGTCCATCGGACCGTCGAAGTCCGACGGCTTCACTTCCATGTCGCCCGATTGCGCGATCAAATCCTCGGTCAAATACGCCGAATTGAGACGATGCAGAATCTTGAGCGTACGCGCCATCGAATTGTGCAGACGCGCATGAATCGACGAGAATACGACGAGTCCTTGCTCAATGAGCGCGACCGTCGTGCCGACCGGTTGATTCGGACTCTGATCCGAGAGCTTCTCAAATGTCGTCTGCACGACACCGCGGCCCGCCTCGACGAGGAAGCCGAGCAACTGGAACAACACCGGCGACGGCTGATTGAACGGGATCGGCATCGCGATCTTGCGCACATCGTCGACGTTCACACCACCTTCGATCTCCACGATCTCGGTCGGCATGAGATTCAAGGTCTGACCGTTCGGGCCGCCCTTGAGCTTGAGCATCGTCGGGATGTTCTGAATGTGCGCGGAATCAAGGAGCGCTCGCAACGCACCGGTCGCGGCACCCGAGAGCCCACCGATCATGTGCGTCAGACCGATCGCGTACGCACCACGCCACGGGATAAACGGGAATTCGACGATCGAATCGATCTCGGCCTTCAGCGGATCATCCGGCTCCCAGTTACGATACAACGCGAGACCCTTACCAGTCGTCTTGTCGATCGTGAGAACGTACGGCTCCATGCCGTCGCCGAAGTCCACATATGTGTAGACTTCAAAGACGGTACGCAGTCCATCCTCATTGTAGTTCATCTCCGATCGGCCTTCGATCTTGTCGTTGGCCGTCGACGCCTTCGAGAAGTCGATTTCACCCGGCGCACCGAGGTCGACATCTCGGTACATGCCGGACTCTACGCGGCGATTGTACTCGAACTTCGTGATGTACTGAACGTGCGTCTTACGCTCTGCCGTGTAGAAATTCGTCGCGGCAAAGGGCAGATACACGTCATCGACCGGAATGAACTCCGGCACCGGGCGCTGGCGACGTCGATCCCAGACCCACTTCAAATACTGCGAACCACCAAGCGGTAACTGCGTCGAGAGCTGCTCAAGCTCGCCCCGGAACTCCGGGATCTGCTCGGTGAGCTGCCAATTCATGTAGTCGACTTTGCGCTTGGCTCGAGAGATCTTCTCACTGTCGACCTGACCGATGATCTTGGACTTCACCGGGCCACTCGCTGGCATCATCTCCTTCATCATGCGAGCCGAGAAATCGACGCACGATTCAATCAGGAGCGGGTGCACGACCTTGCTCGCACCGGTGAACGACGCACCACCCGGAGCATCGTCGCCTAGACCCGTGCGACGCAAGCCCTCTTCGTAAATCTCGTCACGCTTCTTGCGAGCGTCCTTGTCACGCGAGATCTTATCGAGCAAGTCTTCAATGGCGACGCCCAACTCGCGCTGGTCAACCGTCTCGATGATGTTCGCGAAGTGCTCGGTCTGCACAACCGCGTCCATTTCCTCCTCGAGACGAACAATCGCACCGCCATCGTCGGTGTCGACCACCTCGGCGGGTTCAATCTCGATCTCGACCATCTCTTCTTGGATGATCGCCGGTTGCTCTTCGTTCATTTCTGCCATGGATTAGTACCCGCCACGCTGTTCTTTGGGGAGCGTCTTCGCTCGACCAGATTCGATGTATCTACGCGCCATCTCGACCAACTCGCGATCACTCTTGGCCGATCGACCAATCTCGCGTCCGAGTTCGTCATTGAGGAAGTCCATCTCACGCTCGGCCGATGGCTGACCGAACGAAGAATACTCGTGAATGTAGCTGACCGCCTTCGCCGGGAGTTCGCCGTACTTCTGCTGCAACTGCGCTTGAAAGAGCAAATGCCGCATCGCGTCGGCCTCGCCCGCTACTTCCCCTTTCGGGTCGTAATACGCAAGCGGGATTTCCTTCGACCTTTTGATGATGTCTCCGATTTCGGTGACGTCGGCGACGGCTTGCTTGGCTTTTCGAGGGAGCTTTTTAGCTTCGCCCAAGTATCCTTCAAGCTTTGCACGAAGCGGTGCCACAATTCGCTCAATTTCTGCTTCATCATACTTCTCCTCTTCGACGCGGCCGCCGTCGGCGTAACCTTCGTGCTCGCGCATGATACGGAGCAATTCGCCACCGTCGAG